AATTTCTTTATAGTATTTAGACTTTTGCCCGTCTAAGTGGCTTCTAGCGCTGGCAACTTGCTCTTTAAACGCTAGTTTTTTTCTTTTTATATCTCTTTCAGTATCTTCGTCTTCATCTATTAAGAAAGAGTCTTCCATTAAAAAGCTAATCTCTTCATCTGTTAGATGCTTTTTAGTTTGTTTATAATATTCTCTTAATACGCTATTGTCATCGTATTTACTATAATCTTGATTTAACCTAACATAATCTTCAACACTACCACCAGTTTCTTCCATAAAGTCTATTAACTTTTGTATGTTTTCTGGTAGCTCTTTACCTGTTTCTTGAGCTTCAACTATAGCTTCTTTAGTTTCTTCAACTAATTCTTCTGTTTGTTCTTCAACTTGTTCATCTGTTACTTCCTCAATAACGGGTGTTTCATCTTGAACGGTATCGGATTTTTCACTTTCTCCGGTAGGTTTTTCATCTGTTGTTTCGCGTACAGGAACCTCATCTGTGCTTTGCTCTGGAACGGCATCTGTTTCTGGTTTTTTAGTTAAATCTACTTTGACAATATTGTCATCTTGTTTATTTTGTTTTTTAAGATCAACTTTAGTTACGTTGTCTTTTGTAGTTTCTTCAACTACATCATTTTTTTCTTCCATAATATAATATAATAATAATTAATAAATTTTATCTAGGATCAAACGAGCCTAAATCAAAGTCTCCGCTAAGTATATCATTACCTGCAGATTCAAAGTTTTTAGGTGGTTTATCACCTTTTCTTTGATCAATTAACTCACTTTGTTGAGTTGCTTGTATTCTTGTTCTTTCGTCTTTACGATCTTCTTTTTCTTTTTCTTTTTCTCTTTGAGCATCAACTTCCATACCTTTTAACTGCATGTTCATTTGAAACTCTAATTGCATTAATTCTTTTTTATACTCAACTTCTTGCGCTTGCTTTTGAGCTTCAAGCTGAGCTTTAACTTGCTCTAGCTGAGCTTGTACTTGCGCGTTAGCTTGATTTTTTTGTACTTCAGCTTGAGCAGCAACTTGTTGTGTTTGAGCGTTTGCTTGCGCTTGAGCTTGTATATTAGCTTGTTGAGCAGCTTGATCTCTTTGAAACTTTTGTTTTCTACGTATCTTCAATAATTGATTAGCTAACTTTACATTTTTAATATCTCGTAAATCAATTGCATCTTCAAGCTCTATACTTTGTTGAGCTAAAGCTTGTTGTATGTTGTTTTCTAGTAAAGCTTTTTCTTCTTCATCTGGTGATAATTCAATAAATATACCAAAATCATATAAATGTAAACTAGACATTTCATCTAATGTAGCTACATTATGAGCACCAATAGCTTGTATAAACGCATCACGTGTTGGTGAATATTCTATTATATCAGATATTCTAAGTGATAATTGCTCAGCTGTTTCAGCTGTTAAAAATAAACCAGCTTGTAATATATGCCTTGTAGCTGTGTTGCTATTAGCTGCTGCTAATTTTTGCACACCTACTAAAGCGTTTTTATCTGGCGTGCTACCATCTCTTGCTTCGTTAAGCCCGGTAGTATCTCTAATCATTTGTAAGTAGTAATTGTAATTACTTATTAAAGCTTGTATTTTATTACCACCACTACCGCTTGTTATTTCTTGTATTGGTACTTTTCCAGGATTCATATCACCTTCACTTGTAAAAGATCTACCTATAACACTACCTGTTTGGAAGAACATGTTTAAAGCTTCTTGTGGGTTATAATTAGTACCATTACCTAAATCAACTTCAGCTAAACCATCAGCGTCTAAATAAACACCGTCTGGTACCATACGTGACATTACTTGCTGTAGCTTTAAATGTGTAAGTTGTATCATGTCAGCAAAACCTGTAATACGTCTCACTAAACTTTCAATTTTACCTTTATATAAACGAGGAGCTACAATACTATAATTCATTTTTACTTTATTGTAATCACTTTTAGGACGCATCATGTTTTTAGATATTTCCCATTTTAATAGTTTGTTAGTACCTAGTATTAAAGCACCTTCGTATAAAACTTCTATAGCTCTATGTAGTCTTGTAAAATTACCTTCTTTATCTTCTGGTGGGTTAAAATTATCATCTTTTTCAATAGCTTTTTCCGCACCACTACCTGTTTCTTTTACTTTATAAACTTCGTTCATATATGTTTTATAATTAAAATATAAAACTTGAACTTTATTATTATCTATTTCTTTATAATGAGCAGAACCTTGATCATAGTTAGTTTGGTGATAATTTTTATTTTTAATTATATCTTCTAAATCTTCTTGCTCTAAAAATGGAAACTCTTTAGCTAATTCATTTACAGGTATTTTTTTAACTTCACCAACGTAATATAAATCATCAAAGTATGGTGACTCAGTATATGAGTAAACTAAATCAGCAGGATCAACGTATTTAATAGTAACACCTTCAGAAGTATTAAAGTTAGTTTTAACAGCACCAATACCTAAAACAGTTAAATCATAATAAAAACGTTTCTTAATTAACTCGTAGTTACTACCTTCCATTAAAACTTTTAAAGCTTGTTCTTCTGCTAACTCTACAGCTTGTTTATAAGTAAGCTGCATGTGTAACTGTAACTCTTCTTCAGACTTTGGTAAAGTTTTAGGATCATTTTCTGATATTTGTATACCAAAAGCTTGTTCACTAAAGTTGTTTAAATCAATAGTTCTCATATCACCTAATATAGACTCCATGTATTGAGTTCTTTTTTCTATACCATAAGGATCTTGTGAGTAAGCTTTTATATCATAAGTACGCTCTGCAATACCATTAACAACTATATCAACAAACTTAGGTATTATAGGTACAGGCTTCCAATCAAGATTTAAATAGCTTAAGTCACCATTTATCGATAACTCATCTTTATATTTTTGTATTGACTGTTCACCTCTAGCGTAAAGCCTTAAATTGTGAAAATTGTTTTTATTAGTTGTATATCTAGTTTGGTTATAATCGTTGTAAAACCACTCTGTTTCAATAGCTTTAGCAACTTTTAAACCATAGTCATAACTTAACTTTTCAGCATCGCTTACAACTTGACTTGGAAAATAACTTTTTACCGCAGACTCTGCCATAGATTTATTTTATTATTTTAGAATTATATCCAGTATTACTATATCTAGATATGTTTATATTTAGTTTTTGTTTTTCAACGTTTGGATTTGGTGCGTATAAATGCCTGTTGCAGGCCATAATAGCTAAACCACTACTAATTGTTGCATCAAATTTTGTACGTTTGTTTATATCAAACTTACCCCAATCGTTTAATGTTCTGTTAAAGTACATACTTCCATAACTACCTGTTTGCATTTGACCAACATGGCCTTGTATATACATCTCTATCGCAGCAGCATGTGCTTGTTTAATATCTTCACTTGAATTAGGTATACCACCTATTTCTTTTTCAGCTGTTGAAAGCTTGTTCCAAGATCTATCAGGACGATTCATACTATAACCTCGATAACCACGTCTTCGTAAATAGTACAATAATCTTGGTTTATTGTTTTCAGCAAGTAATGGCATACCGTAAAATACTAATGCCATTAACACGTCTTCAAAAAATATATCAGCTGTTTGTGGTCTAGCTATATATTCTAAAAAAAATTGATTAGCAGGTGCTTCTTCCATGCTAAACTTTGTAAGCCCATGTAACGAGCCTTTTGAACCTTTACCATCTACAGTACCGCTAATGTCGTAGCTATCGCAGCCAAAAGCGCCCAGATGATCGTTGCCAGGGTATTTGCTTCCATTTTTTAATTTAATTTTATTTTGTAATTGCGATGGTGGTACCCAACTAATATTAAATCTACCCTTTGGATCTGGGTAAAATATTACTTGCGTGTCTTTAACACCATTAACCCATTGAAAATTACCTGTATTAATTGGTGGTTTTGCACCTTCATTATAATCTATTTGCTCGTATATTCTAACTAAATTAAATATACTATTTTTTGCTTCATCTCTAAACGCATGCTCTTCAGTTCTTGGAAACTGTCTATAAAATTCGTTTAACGCGTCTTGATCGTTTTTTAAACCATCAGCTTCGTTTTGCCAATGATCTATTATGCCATAATCTATTAATTCACCGTCTGGTCCGAAAACATCATCACTTGGACTATTAAAGACTGGATGTCCGTATTCATCAATAAATCCTTCGTAGTTCCACTCCATTGGGATAAAGAGAGAATAAAGCCCAGACTTCGTCTGTCCATTACGGTTTCGTCTATTAACATCTGAGTCATAGTATAATTTTTTAAAGTTATCACCTCCTTTGTCAAGAGCATTGCTAGTACTACCCATCATA